ACCTCTGCCCTTTCGGGCTAGAACGGGTGTGGGTGCTCCTAAGAGCCACCTACAGTTTTGCGGGTGGGGGGTCACTTCCGGTTGTTGGAAGGCTGTGGCTGAGCTCCAGCTTTCGGAGGCGTTCTTCGAGTGTTGGTTTTGCCTCCTCGGGGGCCTTTCCCTCTAGGTATGCCACCACGCTGGGTTTCTCCAGCAGTGATGTTACCATCCGACTTACCGTTAGTTTTGCCTTGTTTAGGCAAGCGTGCAGGTTGTCGAGGTCCCTGCGCACGTTGTTCGGTGCGTCTTGGTAGCTCATTCCCATGGCTGCTTCCACCGCCGTTTGAATGCGGTCGGGAAGTTCCTGGATTAGCGCGAGTTTGCTTGGCATCGTTTAACATTGGTAACGATTCGTCCACGGAGTTCGGCGCAACGCCGTCTTCATCAAACGTACACGCAGCGGCGCTCTCCTCGCTGTCATGTGTAATTTTCTCCCAGACATCCTTCATTGCGGCAAAACGCCCAATGAGTGCATCGACCTGATCTTCGTCAATGGCTGTACGTTTGATTAAAACCTGCTTCATCAAATGGGCGTCTTGCGGATGCTGTGGCCATGATCCGTCACAAGTCAACCAGTAGGGCTTCTCTTTATTCCGGCTTCTACGTTGGTTCCTCACCTGCTCAGTTGAAGCAGTGGGCCCGTAGAGTCGTAGTACCATTTTGCAATAATCCGAAATTAACGGAGTAAGCGCATCGGTACAGAGATAGCCTTCGACACGGTCGCAAGCCGCATCAGCTAATGGTATCGTTGGATCTCTTGTTGTAAGATGTAGTTTTCGCAGAGTACGCAGTGGGTCTTGAATTGTGGTCGTAGTTGCGAGCGGGTCCACAAATACACGAGACAGGAAACAAAGACCTATCTCTGGATTGTATCGTTCAACTTTGAGTTCGAGGCCGAAACACTTGGCAGCGCGATTAATTGATTTTTGAATGATAGCCCGGGAAAGACCATCATCACCGCACTTCGGTCCGATTAAACGGAACAAATCTTCAGGTTCAGCATCAGGATGCTCAAAGGTCAGAGCTGTAAATTCGACACATCCATTGTATTGGGTGTTATGTGGCGTGGTTGTTGGACTTCCACTTTTAACGCCTACACCAGGCTCATATCGGAAACCAAAGCGTTTAGCTTTAGCTGGACAATTGATTATCGTGTCCATGAATGAAATGATCTCATCTCTGTATTCTGGGCGGAATGCTTGAACCATGGCCTTTTGGGCGATGTTTCTTTGCATCCAGCTGGAAACCCTGCCATCGAGGTTGGAGAAGTCAGTTTCTATGACTTCAGCATCACAGTCACTAACAAACTCACAAACACCGTCGGCGATCTCAGTCGGGTTCCGCCCGGGGTAATACCAATGTTCATTGTGTTCGGCATGTAGAACTATATCCGAATACGCTAAGGTGTATCTGGAAACTTTCAAGATGAAAAGTATGTCTGGAAAACCGGATATTATCCGGCTAGATTTCATTCCAGGTTCGTTCTTGTTGAACGACTCAATCAATTGACGAGGTTTAACTCCAATCATTTCGAAAACCGCCCTAAGTTGTAATTGTTGGGACGGTTTATTCAGCCGTTCAATCGTTTCTTCAATCGACAAAGGGTCAAGATCTTTGAATGGCCCATTCATCAATTTAACAAACGTTTCGGCTATTTTGGCGATTCTGTCGCTTGGTTTCTTATCATTGGCGACAAAAGTCACCCTACGTTCAATTGATTCAGACATTGTTTCCCAGCGCTTGATCATTGGCATCATCATACAGTCACTCACGATAGGCAGTGTGTATTGGCGCGCGCTCACTTCTGGTACATCTGCGTCACTGGTTACTGGCCAATGGACGCGTGGCATTGTAGGTTTATACACAGTTGGACTAATTGGTGACACTACCTTCTTGCCAGTATAATACTGGACAATCATGGATGTGTATTGCGGGTCCTTGTGTCCCATACCGATAAGCCTAGCGTTGACAGATTGGGTGGCGGATAATCCCGAGAGCATATCCAACTTTTCTTTCTCGATAGTAATCTGAGCATGCTCCCCTTCTCGACCGATGGAAACCAGCAGTTCATTCTTGTCGGTCACATACTCCAATCTGTTCCAACCAGGTTTGGTTTCGTCCTGGTATTCAATCCGTTTCAGTTTTCGCACGTGTAGTTCGGTATCAATCCAATTAAATCGCCAAATGACATATTGCGGTATAGTGTAGACAAGTGCACGATCTGGACAATCAGTCCACGGTCTACAATGATGGATTTTATGATAGCCAACCTTCTCCAAACCAATCATTCGCAGTGGTAGTTGTAAAAACCACTCCTTCCAGCTGGTACGGACTCTGCTAGCGATAAACTCACCAGCTTCGCACCAATCCCAAACTGGATGGACCCATGCTGCTCCACCGCTAACCTTATATTCAACCAAGTTGTTCTTAATGGTGAATGGTGAGTCAGCATCAAAACCGCTCACTTTCTTCGGGTTAAAGGTGTGTAACACTACTGGACGCATGTGCTCTAAAAGCACATCAGGCTCGGTGACATAATAATCAACATCAACACCGACGATGAAGGCATCATCCGCAGGTGTGTCATTACGGAAATCTTGTGCCAAATCACCGACGGCGAAGTGGAAATGGTTTCGCAGTCCAGTGCTTGAGTTTGGGTTGGGGTTGACCTCAAATTTGGATCCTCCAACGGCCGTGATGGACTCGTCGATCAAACGACGTGCGGCATCACGTACGGCCCCTGAAACGGCGTGCCCGTTGTCTGCGACACGCTTAGGCGTCACGGTACGCAGGCTGTCAAGCGGATAGAAACGTGTCTCTATCGGGGTCTTCGTTTTGTCAATGACAGCCCGTTGCAATGCGCGTGTAACTCGGTTCCCTCCACTCTGAGGATAGGGCGCAATTGCCCCATAGCCCCAGAACTTGGATATGCAGTACACTACGGCACCGCACCCAGATACGGTTGCAATCCCGACTAACAATTCAGTTCGGGTGATCTGGTGTTCTCCAAGAATAACTTTTAGAGTCATTGTTTAGGTTCGCTTTTCTGTTTTATTTGTTTCGAAAAC